AGGGGCGCGTCATCATCACCAACATCCGCGGCTTCACCCTGGACCGCGCCTACACCGTCTTCCCCGACCTGCCCAACACCAGCGAAATCATCAACCTCTCGCTCGAATCGCTCACCGACCTCGAGCGCATGCGCACGTGGTTCCAGTGGGCACCGCGCGGCGCCTTCATCATCTTCGACGAAACCCAACTGGTGTTTCCCAAGTCCTGGCGCGACAGCGACCTCAAGTGCTTCGACTTCCCCGGAGGCCCCGAAGCTGCCGCCGAAGCCGACCGCCCCATGGGCTGGCTCGACGCCTGGACCCGGCACCGCCACTTCAACTGGGACATCGTCCTCACCACCCCCAACATTGCCTACATCCGCGACGACATCCGCATGACCAGCGAGATGGCCTACCGGCATTCCAACCTCGCCGTCATCGGCATCCCCGGCCGCTACAAAGAGGCCCAGCACGACGCCCAGATCAACCGCCCGCCCATGGAAGGGACCGTCATCGAATACAAGCGGATCAAGAAGCAGACCTTCGCCCTCTACGACTCCACCGCCACGGGAGCGCACCATGACACCAAAGCCGGAAAGAGCCTCTTCAGGTCGCCTAAGTTACTGCTACTACTGGTATTTATTGCCGCTTGCGTTGGCTTTTCGGCATGGATGGGGCCAGTTACTTTCGGCGTTGCTCCGCCTGCTGAAACAGCCGCTGCCCCTGCTCAAACGGGTGACCCGAACCAGCTGCAGGGCACTGGCCAGCCTGGGGCTGTGGCTGCTACGCCGGGTGATCCTGCGGGTAGCCTCCTTCCTGGCGTGCCTGTGGGCCTTCAGCCAGGTAGCCCGCCTGTTCAGCTAGCGCACCCCTTCGGTGACCGCCGCATCTCCATCATCGGCACCCTGTACATGGCCGACAAAGGCGTCATCTACCTCTTCCAGATGACCGACGCCCAAGGGCAGGTGATCAACCTCAACTCCTGGCAGCTCATGGCCAGTGGGTACCGCTTCAAGCCCCAGGGTGAATGCGTGGTGCGGGTCACCTACGAAGACTGGGAATCCCGCTTCACCTGCCAGGGCCAGCCCCGCAACAGCACCCCAGCGGCCATCGCCCCACCGCCTGACCCCAACGCCCCGCCCAAGGTGGCGGCCCCCATATCCCAGGGCCTTGCAGAGGTCCCCGCCAGGGCATGGCCCTCAACCCTCGGTTACAGCGCGCCCTAGGGGCAGTGCTGAGCGCGCGTGCGGCCTGGAGGGAGCGCAAGGCACGAGCGCACGACAGGCCGCACGCGCGCCGCTGACGACCCTGTAACACGTCAGACAAACCCATTTTGAAACGGCCAATACTGGCCAATGTTGGAGATTCAAACATGGCAGCCAAAGACCTCTTGAGAGTCGACGCCCTTTGCAACGAAGACCCGAAGGGCCGGATGTTCATCGACCCCCACACCCTGAAAATGACCGACCTGGGTCGCGTCACCCTCCTGCGGTGTGGCGTGGATACGGTGCGTCAGCTCTACCGTGGCCTGATACGGCCCGGCGTCATCGAACTCTTCGTCAACCCGGGGACCATCGTCGAGTTCGCCGGAGAGCGGTGGCATGCCGGACGTGTCAGCAAAGACTCCGGCTACCAGTACAAGCTACAGAACGCCGACCTGGGCTTCGTCCTGCTGGTGAAGAACTTCAACGCCAAGGTCGACAGCATCGGCCCCCACGTCAAAATCGAAGTCTCCCCCCACGCCATCGACGCCCTCAGCCCCCACCGGCTACAGGCCCGCATGGACCGCTACGCCGAACACCTGCTCACCCATGTTGAGGTCAACCAGTGCGCCGTCCACCTCGCCCTGGACCTGCAGAACTGGACCCCGCCCGCCGACCTCGTTGCCCGCATGCACTGCCGGGCCCGGACACATCGCGACATCTCGGGCATCAACGAAATCCAGTGGGACACCAAGTCCAGCGTCTACGGACGTGGCGAAACCTTCATGTTCGGCTCGGCCAGCGGGATTCAGCTCTGCCTCTACAACAAGACCGAGCAGGCCCGCGTCACGGACAAGCTCGACTACTGGGAAAGCGTCTGGAAGCGTCGAGACTCGTTCTGTGACGACGACCCCCACAACTACAACCCCGAGGCCGACGTCTGGCGGATCGAACTGCGCTACCACCATTCCATCGTCCAGCAATTCGCCTCCGGCTCCATCGACGCCAAGAGCGGCCAGCCCATCGACACCAAGACCTACGAAGCCTTCACCCACCACCTCGACGGCCTGTGGCGCTATGGCCTGGGGCAGTTCCGCCTGCTGGCCCGTCCCGGCTACTACGAACCCATCTGGACGCTCATCCGCAACGACGTACAGGTCGACGTCCCCGTCGATTCGCTCATCGACGAAACCGAATACAAGCGCTACCACAAGACCGCACGGGGCTTCTCGGGTAAGAACGTCGAGCTGTTCCTGGGAAACTTCGTCAGCCTGCTTGCACGGGAGCGAGTGGGCGCAAAGACCGCCTTTGAACGGCTCCAGACCTGGGAATGCTGGCCTGTGATCCGTGACCACTACGCCGCTAAGGAGATGACCGCCCACGACGTCTACAAGCACATCAAGCAACTGCTTGAGGAACGCCATGTCAGGTGGGGGAGGGCGGTCTAATGGCGATCAATCAACTGCCTGACGGACGTTGGCGAGTCGATACAGAACCCATCAAGGGCCGGCGATTCCGCAAGACCTTCAAGACCAAGGGAGAGGCCCAGCGCTTCGAAGCGACTTGCCGCGCCAGGGTGATTGAGGCCCCATCATGGACACCCAGGCCGAAGGATCGTCGGCGGCTTTCCGAGTTGATCCGCCTCTGGTTTAACCTGCACGGCCACTCACTCCGGGACGGAAAGCGTCGCCTCTCCAAGCTCGAGCAAATGGCGGTTCGTCTGCGTGATCCGGTTGCAAGGCTTCTCGACGCCTCGGCCTATTCGACCATGCGGCGAAATCGCCTCGATGCCGGTGTGTCACCGAAGACGATGAACAACGAACTCGGCTACATCCGGGCTGTGTTCAACGAGCTGCGTGACCTCGGCCAGATCGACTTCGACAACCCTCTTGCCGGAGTGAAACCGCTCAAGTTGCAAGAGCGTGAACTGTCCTGGCTCACCACGGACCAGATAGGCGAACTGCTCGACTCGATCAGTACCGGCTGTGAGAACCCGCATACCGAGCTGGTGACCCTGCTCTGCCTCGCCACGGGTGCCAGATGGTCAGAGGCCGAAAAGCTCAGCCCCAACCGCTTGAAGGGGAATGTCGTCACCTATGCCGGCACTAAGTCAGGTAAGGTCCGTTCCGTCCCGATATCCAGGGAGCTGGCGGATCGGCTCAGGAAGCACTGGCGCACACACGGGCAGTTCACATCGTGCATCACATCCTTCCGCCGGGCCTTGAAGCGAACCACCATCAAGCTCCCGAAAGGGCAGGCTGCCCACGTCCTGCGCCACACCTTCGCCAGCCACTTCATCCAGAACGGCGGCAACATCCTCACCCTTCAGAAAATCCTGGGGCACTCCACTGTCGTGATGACCATGCGGTATGCACACCTTGCTCCGGATCACCTGCAGGATGCTGTTCGCTTGGGGCCTGCTATTCCTGCACAAGTAGCTACAGATTCTTCATGAGCCAGTCTCGGCATCCCTGGTTGAATGACATCGACCAGGCTGCGCCTTTATCTAATGTCGCCACGAGCAAGCGATCATTTGCATCTACAAATTGCAGAAGATAGTCGGCAATCTGTTTGGGTGTGTGCTCAGTGACTACTAGCCAGGTGGAGTCGAGGCAGTGCCAGTAATTTGGAAACGCCTTTTTGATGGCTTCTATTAGCTTCTCGTAGTCTTTCCCTGGCTTGTTCAGGTCATAACCGATCATGCGGACGGGCATAGCAACCTCCTTGTATATGGGCAAAGTGCCATCTTTACGCTAGCGAATCCTATTCGACTGGTCGACACTTTTTCGACACCCAAAGAAAAACCCCTGACTTTCGCTAGGAAAATCAGGGGTTTATTTGGTGGAGCCGGGGGGATTTGAACCCCCGTCCGCCAGTTCTCCGCTTTCGGGACTACATGCTTAGCCTGGTCTACTGAGTTAGCTCATTGCCGCCCGACAGGCAGGGTGCTTTGAGCGAGCTGTATAAGTTTTAGCCGTTACGTCTACAGCGAACTTGGCGGCGATCCTGTTCTATCTGACAGTCGTTTCGGGTTTACAGGCATCCCCTAGCGACTGCTGGCGCATTAAGCAGCCAGAGCGTAGTTGTCGTCGTTGGCAACTATTAAAGTGCAGCAACTGATTTACGAGGTCTGCTGCCAGCTCGGCATGCCCCTAGAGTTTTGTTACCGGCGTCGAATCCTAATCGGCCCCGATGCTCGCTCTAGAGCAGGGGCGCATCGTACGCCAAAACCCGGGCAACGTAGACAGCCCCGCGATAATTGGGGGCGGGCTGGCCGCATGACATATGATTGCCAGCTATCGTCAGGGTGTCCCTTACAGAGAGCGTCCCATGCTGCGTTCACGTCATCCCCTTCGCCAGTGGATCTGGCGGGCGTTCGTGCAGAGCGCGCTGATTCCGCTGATCCTCGTGGAGTCGGTGCTGATCGCCGTCTACCTGCTGACCAACGGCGCCATCCGCGATGCGCAGGTGGACTATCTGCAGCGCAGCGCGCTGGAGGACCTGAGCAGCGCGGTGGTGCGTGAGGGCAAGATCATCGACGGGCGCCTGCACAGCATCGAGGTGCTGACGCGGATGTACCGCGACGCCGCCTACCGCGCGCTGCACCACGAGG